AAATAAACCATCGGTAAATAAACCATCGGTAAATAAACCATCGGTAAATAAACCATCGGTAAATAAACCATCGGTAAATAAACCATCGGTAATTGAACCTATTATAATATTATCATATATTATAATGGATAAACGTGATATAGTAAAAATTATAAGAGTTGGATTATTCTTTATACCTCTTATTATAATGGTTATATTATCAAGGTTTGTTGGTAAAAAAAAAGCAGCTGCACATTTTTTTAGATTTAGATCTTCTGTTAAATTATTAATAGTTTCTATCATTTTTATATCTTTTTTTTCATGGACAACATATGTTATTTTATTTGATAAAAACGAGGAAGACCGTTCGCATATCAAGGGAGATATATTAGTTACGTCTGTATTTTTTATTATTTTAGTATTTGTATTTTTATATTGGAAATGGTCAATGGAAATATCCAATAACAAGGCATCTGGTATGCAACTTATAAATACGACATTATCTGGTGCTAGAACAACACGAAATATGTTTCGTTAATTTAAAAAATAATATAAAAACATACACATTGATACAATTACAATAACAAATAATTTTGAAGATATTTTGGAATAATGTATTTGTTCTTTTTCTAATTTTGATTTATTCATTTTAATAAATAACATTGAAATACATATCATTATACCAAGTACCGAATAAACAATGAGCTGTGTTATAAGTGATTTATTATATAGTTTGAATACAAAATTCATACCGATTATCATGATTAAAAAATATATTGGTTCGTATATTAATTCTATCGTATATTGATTCATTATAATATATAATAATATTATAATGGATATTGATACTGCAATCAAAATGTATTATAATCATAAAACAATGAAATGCCCGGATAACAAAACTGTGCCAATAATTGTACATCGTCGTGATAATAAACTTGAATTAAAATGTAAAAAATGGGGATTAATTATAACTAAACCAACATATATTAATATTTTTGAACATTTGCAATATTTATTAAATAATAATCAAAATGATAAATATGATAGGTATGTTAAAAAAATAACAGATACTGAACATAATATAGAATTACAAGAAGATAAAATAAATAAAATAGTTGATAATATGCAAATATTATTTGATACACGAAAGAAATATTATAATAAGATTGATCCTAAATTAACAAGTTCCGAAAAAAAACAATATATAAAGCTTTATAAAAAAAATAAGATTATAAATAATGATTATTTGACATGGTTTGATATTTCATTAAAATATGCTAAATTACAGAATGAACTTAATATTATGTATTATAATTTAAATATTTTTATCAAAGAAAGTTTTAATAAATTATTATGGTTCAAGGAAACAAATGGTAATGTTCAAGAATCATCTTCTCAAAAAACCGGTAAAAAAATTAAGAAAATAAAATTAATTTAAATAAATATATCATATGTTAATATAATGGTTTTTAGTCTTAATCCATATTATTTCTTTATATCTCTTGTTATTGGTTTGTTCTTTGCATATATTTTTACACCAGCCCCTGAAGTTATTATTAGATACCCAACACCTGAAAATGCAGGAAAAATTGTTTATCAAGATACAAATGAAGTATGTTATAAATATAAAGCTGAGGAAGTTGAATGTCCATCTGATAAAAGTAAAATTAAAACAGAGTATTTACAGGATTGATACCAACAAATACCAACAAATACCAACAAATACCAACAAATACCAACAAATACCAACAAATACCTTTTTAAATATTCCCCTATAATATATGATTAATTTACTTAGAAGTAAAAGTGGAGAAGTAATAATTTCAATTATACTAGGATTTGGTTTAGCATGTTTATTTAGAAAAGTTTGCAAAGATAGAGATTGTATTGTTTATCATTCGCCAAATATCAGTGAAATTAAAAAATCTATTTTTTCATTTAATAAAAAATGTTATAAATATAATCAAGAAACAACCGTTTGTAATAAAAATCCAATAAAATAAAATAAAATAAAATATAAATATAAATTATTATGATAATCTATATTATTATTATTACAGTTTCTTTTTTGTTAGGAATCTTTTTTTTTAAAAAAAATCATTATCACGGACCTAATTCAAATATCTATAAAAAATATATATATAAAATTGAACACAAAGGTTTGAACAAATATTATAAATTTACACCAACTGTATGCATTTGCCCGAGTTCGACTTGCGTTAAAAATAAATAAAAAATTAAACTTATATACATTATAATATGTCACAAGGTACCCCAATTTCAAATCTTAAAAAGAATAATAATCTGGTTAATGACATTATGAGTGATTATAATTCAAAGCATTCTAATGGAACACCTTCTCATCAACAACAGCTCCCACAACCTCAGCAGTCACAAGAACAACACCAACCTCAACAATCAACGCAATACGACCCAACACCACCACTCCCAATTCCAAATCAACAACTCCAAGAACATCCTCAAGAACAACAACAGTATCAGCAGGATCCACAACAAGATATTGAGGAATATTATGATTATGAACCAGAAACATATGATAAACAAGGTGATCCCAATTTATTAGATGAATTAAAACCAATTATTATTTTTTTTTTACTTTTTGTAGTCTTAAACTACATGCCAATAGTATCTCTTATTGATAATTTATTAATTCGGGTAAATATCCCATACATTGGTCTAATTATTAGAGCAATTGTTGGGGCTATTCTGTTCTTTTTTATCAAAAAATTTATATAACCAATAATATATATGATGAATCAAAATCCAGTTATAGCAATATTAGCAATGTTGATTATTATTGCAACAACAAAAATAACCGACCATATTCTTATTAGAAATATTTTGGGATTTTCAATAATTTATATGATAATTAGCGGTTTAAAAATTAAAACAAGTCCAATTAAATTATTATGCTTATCTCTTGTAATAGTATTAATTTTTGAAATATTTGGATGTACATGTAATAGTGCGAATCACATCGAACAGTTTGAAAGCATGGATGATTTGACCAATACGTTAGAAGAAATTCAAAACAAAATAAATGAAAATGATAAAAAAAAAGGGGTTGAAAAAATAAAAAATGATGAATCGATTGAAGATGATATTAATATCGATGATATTGATTCTATTGATGAAAATTCAGATAATGATTATAATAAAACAGATAAAAAATTATCGAACAAGGTTGTTAATCCTAAAAATTATACAGCACAATCGGCCCAACAAGAGACTTTTAAACTTCTAAATACGGTCAGAGAATTAAAAACAACAATTGAAGAATTAGCACCATCGTTATCAACGGCAAAAGATGTTTTGGGTATGTATAAACAAATCAAAATATAAAAAAAAAAATAAAACAATACAATATAATGAGTGAGGTTGGTATTATATTAATTTTATCAGGTTTGTTTATATTTGTATTTGTACTTTTATCTAAACCAGCAGCAACTCAAGAAGGGTTTTTAGATGAAATGTTGGGTTTAAATAAATCTATAGGACAATTATCAAAAAACAAAAAGTCAAATGTAATTAGCGACAAAATGAATAACTTTCTTTCTACTAGTCCGTCAGATATAACAAAAAAAATCAATGAACTTAAAAAGAAAATAAAAGAAAATAAAACAACAATTGTTACTAAAAAAAATGTAGAAGACAAGGATAGAACCGAAATTATTAAAAAAAAACAAACAAAAAAAACACCAGAACCATTTATGACTGCGTCAAAATTAGGAGCAATGGGATCATGTAGATTCTTGTCATCAGAGGTTTGTTCAAAAGAGTACCCCTCATATATGGGCGCATCACTCGGAGTTCCTGATGATAGTGGTATGAAATTAAAATGCAACAGTGATTTAATGAAACCTGCAAAAGGACTTGCCATTATTAATAATGGGAAATTGGAAGCAATTGTTATGATGGATAAAGGAGAAGGGTACAAAACAGCTCCTAAAATAACTATTACAGGTGGTGGTGGGTATAATGGAGAATGTGAGTCGTATTTAGATGACCTTGGGGCAATAACTAGAATAAAAATTGTAAATCCAGGGTATAATTACACAGGAACACCTAACATAAATATCGAATTGCCTAGTACCAGTTCATCGTGCTATTTGTGTTGTAAAAAAATGTATTAGTAAAAAAATGTATTAGTATATAATATATGAAATTCTGTATTGATCGTTCAACCATCGTTTCCTTAATTGTATTAATATTTATAATGTGTGTTTATTTTCTCGAAAATCAGTCAAGAAATAATCCAGTATTATTACCAGAACCAAGAACAATAATTATTAATAATGATTCACAAGAAATCAAAAGAAGTCCATATGAAATTAATTCAATGGATAGAGTATATAACCCTTTGAGATTTCCTTATAAAACATTGCCTTCATTTAATCCATCGTACAACAGTTATTCTTATCCTAATATGCAATTGCCATCACAGGTTGTTGGTTGTGGTGCACGAAATACTCCATGTTTAGGTGGGTCGCAATTTGCAATTAATAATCCTGTTCAAAGTCTTAACATATCATCTGAATCCATTGCACCAATTAATATTAGAACAAGAGGTCCTTTGGGAATGCCTCAACAGGTTGGGGTTATTGCGAGAATTCTTGGAAAACAAAATGAGATTTATCCACTGTTTGGTAGAAAAAAATACCCAAATGACAGTAAATGGCAATATTATGTAATGATGGGTGATAATAATTCAATAAAAATGCCGATTGTTCCTAAAAAAAATAATTTTGAACTTGGTGAAAATGATATTGTCTCAATTAGAAATCAACGAGGCAAATATAGAGTTACACTTTATGAGGACGATTTCCCACAATACGTTCCTTATTTTTAATAATATAAAAATTATAAATTTAAAATTTTTATATGGTTGTACCAGATATGTTATATGATGCATATGATGAGATTTATATGGTAATATTTAATTCATAGAGGGTCATGCGAGTGGAATGAATGTGGATTAATTTCTTGCCCCAATTGACGAAGGGTTATTTATATTACTAAGTCCATTTGATGAATAATTAACAAAATTATATCCTTCTAATTTAGATTTATTTTCGAAACTACTATTTCCTGAATTATACAATTTTGTAAAAAAATCCATTGAGTTTAATTTATAATCTAATTTAGGGATATTTGATATTTTTTCATTTGATTGAATTGATATTAGATTTTTTCTATGATTATATGGCAATTCATATGGATCATTCGTAAATAAATATAACCAATTTACATAATCTTGTAAAGTTGATTTTGTTGAATCAAAATTATATTTAAATGCATTTTTATCAACCGGTGACATAATATATGGATCGCCATAATTTTCCTGACCATGATTACAATCTTCGTGGAGATGATTTTTAAAACAACATGGTTGCTCTTTTTTATTCATACCAATAAATTGAAAATCGTTGGAATCTACAAAATTTTCAGTCACTGCATTTTCAGTCACATCATTTTCAGTCACACCATTTTTATTAATATTTTCAAATTTTTCTATTTCTTCTTTTAAATTGCTAAATTTAACTACAAGGTTTGATTTTGGGATGTTAATTGATATATCAGTTAACCTTTTATCAACAATATTTACAATATTTAATCCAATGAAATATCCAGATAATATTACAATCAGTATTATAATTACAAGTTGAGTGTAATGCATATGTGTAATGTATATGTTTTATATTAATATATTAAATATTTTAGTTACTACTTGTAATATTTATAGTCTATTTTATAATTTATTTTATAGTATATTTTACAATGAATATGATAATTAAAACTTATTATAATAATAAAACAATACCAAGTCGTTTTAAAAAAATACATGATTTCGATAAACGTTCAAAAGAATCATTCGATATTCTATATAAATATCCAGATAAGATTCCAGTTATATGTGAAAGACTTAGCAATGATATATCAGAATTAAATAGAACAAAATATTTATGCCCATCTAATTTAACAATAGCAAATTTTATGTATGTTATTAGAAAAAGATTATCTCTTCCTTCTGAAAAATCAATTTATCTATTTGTAAATAAGAAATCATTTATGCCTTCTTCGACAACACTATCAACAATTTACAATAAACATAAAGATATTGATGGATTTTTATACATTGGATATGATTGTGAATCAACCTTTGGTTCATAATCAACCTTTGGTTCATAATCAACCTTTGGTTCATAATCAACCTTTGGTTCATAATCAACCTTTGGTTCATAATTTTTTGTCAATAACTAATCGTCTAAGATAATAAAATTATAATTTGTCGTAATAATATATAAGATGGATAAATTATTACCAAATGGAAAACACGAGGTTTATTATATATCACCTGAAGTTGATAATAATGATGTTCAATTAGATAAATTTTTATGCACAGGGGATAGGTGTAAACTTAAAACAAACTTTAAAGAAATTACAGGACTTAAAATTAAAAAAGAAAAAAATGCTCCAATGATTTCAACAAATATTGATAAACCATCCGATCAGATTGTTTTATTTAATGCAGGGACAACTGGGTCAGAACAAATTAAATATATGTTACAAGATATTTATATTACATCCCCTTCGATACATTCGATAAATATTGACGCACCAATGGATGGGGAAGCAATCATGGTTTTAAAATCAGAGGCAGGACAATATCTATACATGTGTGTTTTATTACAACAAGGTTCGTCAACGACGGGGGGGATACAATATTCTTTATTTACTGAAATTAATAAATGCATGAATTCGCCTGATAATACTTCATCTACTTGTGAATCTTATTCGCCAAATGATTTTATACCAAAGGATAGTCCTTTTGTTTTATATTTAACAAATGTAGCAGATGAACCTGGTGTTGAAATATATGACAAGGATAATCTATTTTGTGTTATTGTTTTCACAACACCTGTTATTATTCCATCGTCTTTTATTAATTCATTTAAAACCACCATGTATAATAAAACTAGTAATTATAATGCAATATTATCTGAAAAACCATTATTAAGACCAGATATTAATTATTATTTAAATGACGGTCTTACAAAATCTGGTTCAGGGAATGGGATGGGAGATGGTTCGGGGAATGGTGACAATGATATTGCTGGCCAAACAGTCGCTGATTTGAAAAAAAAAATATGCGACAATGATTCGACCAATGATTCGACAAATGATTCGACCAATGGTTCAACAAAAAAATCAAATAACACTGAATCTAAAATATCAGAATTGGAAAGTTCTGTTAAAAAAACAGCAAAAAACTTGTCAGCGGATGATAGTTTATTAGGCACTCCATTTTATAAAAATTGGATATTTTGGTTAATCATCGTTATTATATATGGTGGGTCATGCGCTTGGTTACAGTACACAACCAAATTGTTTAATCAGAGTTATATTAGAATTACAATTGGTGTTTTAGTTGCACCATTGTTTACTTTATTTCTCATGTTTATATCATTATATTCCTTTTTAGAAGGGTTCATCTCAACAAACTCTCTATACAAAGCTCGTGCATATGCAAGAGATGTTGGAAAAAATTTAGCGGAACAAACTAGTAAATCAACAACTGAACTACAGAATACTAGTCAACACAACACTATCTCATCGGACCCATCTGTTCAAGAAGACGTGCCTGGTAAAGAAGATCAAAATGACCAAGAAGACAAATCTGGTGAAAATACCGATAATACCAATAATGGAAAACGTTCTCCTCAACTGTCAGCAGTTATCAATCAACCTTAGAACTATTATATAGTTCTTTGTAGATATTATAAAATATTACATTTTAATATTTTATAATCATTACTTGATAGTATTTTTTTTATACTTGAGAGTATTTTTTTTTATACTTGATAGTATTTTTTTTATGCTTGATAGTATTTTTTTTATACTTGATAGTATTTTTTTTATGCTTGATAGTATTTTTTTTATACTTGATAGTATTTTTTTTATACTTGATAGTATTTTTTTTATACTTGATAGTATTTTTTTTATACTTGAGAGTATTCAGTACCAGTGTACCCAACCATATTAGATAATCCTTGTGGTCCGATTTCATTATCAAATGCACCAACTTCCCCGCACGGGGAACATGGAGATGCATCTCCTGTATTATCAAAACAATTATATCTGGAATTAGATCCAATTGGTTTGCATCCTGTATCCATTTCAAAGTTTTCAATTTTAATATTTTTTTTTTTCAATTCTTTACGAGACTCATCATTGTCTGTATTGTCTGTATTGTCTGTATTGTCTGCATTGTCTGATGAAGTGGCTACTGAATTAGTTTGACCCAATTCGCTTAATTTGTCAGAATTGTCAGATTCGCTTAATTTGTCAGAATTGTCAGAATTGTCAGAATTGTCAGATTCGCTTAATTTGTCAGAATTGTCAGAATTGTCAGAATTGTCAGATTCGCTTAATTTGTCAGAATTGTCAGAATCGCTTAATTTGTCAGATTCGTCTTTGTTTTTAAGATTTTCAACAATTTTTCCTGAACTCATTAAATAAGCAACTGCTAAAAGAAGTGCCATTACAATATCTTTATGGGCAAGCAATACCACAGACAATAGTACGAATATTCGCACAACAGTATGGTTCATTATTTCATTTACACGATGAGACAAATTTGGTGCAATTGCTGCTGCATAAATAATTAAAATAACAATTAGGGGCATTCTAACATATTTGATTTCTAACATATTTACTAATTTAAGTATTATGTTCATTATATTATAATTAATTAGATAAAAAAATGATTAAAAAGGATTTAATTATAATAAAATATATACCAATGAAGTCATATATTTCAAAAAAAGGATACATTTTAATTAAAAACAATTTTGATGAAACATCGTTAAATAAAATTAAAAAAGAATTAACTGTAAAACCAAACGTTAATGAAGATTATGGGGCAAAAGCAAAGCCATTTAAAGTTTATAGAGAATCAAAGACAAAATTATATATTCCTAAGTTTTATGCAATTAAAAAATTAGGCAAAACAGAAGATAAAACGGGAGAAGGTATTGATATTAATGTAAAATTTAATGGATCTATTAGGGATACGCAAAAGGGCATTGTTGATAAATGTATCAAACAAATTAAAGAAGTTGGTGGTGGACTTCTATCATTGCCATGTGGTTTTGGTAAAACAGTTATTGCATTATATTTAATATCGGTGTTTAAAAAAAAAGCCCTTGTTATTGTTAATCAGGAATTTCTGATGGACCAGTGGATTGAAAGAATTAATACTTTTCTACCTGGGTTAAAAATTGGTAAAATTCAGCAAAAGAAAGTGGAGGTTGATGGCTTTGATATTTCAATCGGTATGTTGAAAAGTATTTCTAAAAAAGATTATGAACCAGATACTTTTAATGATTTTGGGTTTGTTATTGTAGACGAATGTCACAATATTGCTACTAAGGAATATTCAAAAGCTCTTAGAAAAATTAACTCAAAATATATGATTGGTCTTTCAGCAACACCAAAAAGAAAAGACGGTCTTACAAAAGTAATTAATTGGTATATAGGAGATATTTTTCTTGAGATTGAAAGACAAACAGATTTTGAGGTTAATGTTGAAAGATATATATTTAACTCTGACAATAAATTATATAAAGAAATTTTCTTGAATTATAAGGGTAGACCCATGTTGCCAAAAATGATTACAAGAGTTTCTGAGTATTATAAAAGAACTAATATTATTTGTTCAAAAATATTAGATGTTACTAAAAATAAAAACAACCAAATATTATTATTAAGCGAACGACGAAATCAGTTAAAAGAAATTGAAAAATTAATTAAAGGTAAGGTAGAATATGGATTTTTTGTTGGCGGCATGAAAAAAGAAGATAGAGAAGAATCCATGAACAAACAGGTTATTCTAGCAACATTTCATATTGCTAGAGAAGCTCTTGATATTAAAACTTTAAATGTATTATTTTTAGCGACACCAAAGTCTGATATTATTCAAGCAGTTGGGAGAATTCTTCGAGATAAACATAGTGAGGGAGACAATAGCCGGTTAATTGTTGATTTTGTTGATAATTTTTCATCATTTGCTAATCAATCTAAAAGACGTTTGACATATTTTAGAAAAAAAAATTATAATATTAAAACTTTTGAAATCGATGAAGATGGGGATATAACAGACTCGTATGACGATAATTATATTTCAAAAAAAAAATCTAAAAAAGAAATTACAGGACCACTATTCGCATTTTTTAAAAAATAAATTATTTTTTCTTGGTAACCTTTTTCTTGGTAACCTTTTTCTTGGTAACCTTTTTCTTGGTAACCTTTTTCTTGGTAACCTTTTTCTTGGTAACCTTTTTCTTGGCAACCTTTTTCTTAGTAACCTTTTTCTTGGCAACCTTTTTCTTGACAACCTTTTTCTTGACAACCTTCTTTTTCCCTCCTTGTAATTCAGATGTACTATCTTGTGTTAAAAATAAATCTAAAAACCCAAGACCTCCTTTTTGAGTTGACTTCTTTTTATTTTTTTTCTTTTTTGGTCCGGTAATCATATTTGTTAAAGTTTTTTGTACTTTAGATATATCATTCTTTTTACTTTTGGCTAATGCCAATAAACTTGCTGATGTTAAAAATACAGTCAACCCTTTTGGTGCTAAAAGAGCTGATAACTCGGCTAGTACAACAGAACCTCCTTTTTGTTTTCGTGATTTTGTAACCTTGTTTCTAAATAATTTATTCAATAAAACCAATAATGCTGCAACTGAGAATGCGGTTGATCCAAGCGGCATAAGAAGAGATTGTAATCTTGTTAATATTGCCCCACCTGATTGTGAGGTATTTCCACCTTTATGCTTACGGCCTAGTGTTTTCGCCATAACTGTTAATAACATTGCAGTTGTAAAAGCATTTGTACCAACTGGTGCTAAAATAGATGTTAATGCACTCAAACTTCCTCCTTTTTGCTGTGTTTTTTTTTTACCATGAAGTTTCATGAAATAATTAATGAGCAATAAACTTGCCAATACAAGAAGTCTTTCTTTTCCAAGTGGCATTAATGCGGACGATAATACACTTGATAATCCACCACCTTTTTGTGTTTTACCAATTTCATTCAGTGCCAAAAGAGTTGCAACAGTTGCGAGTGCCTTCTTACCCATTGGGGCAAGGATTGTTGATAATGTACTGATAATTGGCAATAAAATATTACCACCCGTTTGCATCTCGGAAATTGTAGGAGCACAATCATCCGCATATCCAACAATTTTTGGAAACCCAGGAATAATTGCATCAGACGGATCCATGTCATATCCCCCACCCCTCATTGTGTTATAATTATTAATTAACCCCTTTAATTTTGAAAGGTCATTTAAGAATATTTTTTTTGAATATTTAGACATATTTATATTATATCTATATATATTTTTTTATAATAATTAGCTTACTTGTTTTTAGTAGCTTTTTCATCTTCCATTTTTTTTTGATATTTTAAATTAAAATAAAAAAGACTGGCATAAGATGCAACTCCTAGAAGAGTTCCAAATACAGAATACCATCCATGGGATTCTCTCATTGCAACGCATATTTGATTTGGAAGTCTCAGTGCAAGCATTATTGTTAATGATAAAGATAGCCAAATTGAGAATGGTTCTCCTTTAATAGTACTTTCAATCTGCTTATATGTCCCCCCAATTGCAACAATCATTGCTATAATATGCAAGTACCCTGTTAACCTCATTGAATTATCACTGCATGCTGATTTCATTATATAATAACAATATAATATTTATTTCAATATTTTTGACACATCTTTGTAAAATGATAAATTCTGTTTATAAACTTGTTTCTTTGGCACAAACTTTTTAAAATTTCTTGCAAATTCGCATTCAAATAATATAGGAGTATTTGACCCATTCTTCATATTCGTTTTAAATGCATCCCCCATCATTTTGCTTATTGCCATACTTGGGATGGACGCTATACCAAATTTAATATTTTTATTTTTATCATCGACACAATATAATTCATATACGTCAGGCAAAAGAGTTTCTTTAACTGAAAAAATTATTTTTGATTTTTGATTTTTTCTATTTTCTGGAAAAATATAAATATAATCTTTTTTATTATCAGTTTGTCCAATATATTTAAAAACCATACCCGATACTTTATAATCTAATTCATGTCTTTTATTTTCATAAAAATCTTTGAAATATCTCAATTTCATTAATAAAGGAACATGTAAACAAAATGAATCCTTGTCTTCATTATATTTATAATCGTGCTTCGCAATATAATTCAATATATTATATCGTTGTGTTAGCTCCTTGCATAAGAAATTTTTATTTTTATATAGATATACATCGGTCGTCTGGTAAAACCAACTCCCATCATTATTTTTAAATAATTCACCATCTATCAATGTATTTTTATATAAATTATCTCCAAATTTCATATTTAACACAATAATATCTTTCTTTTTTTTATTTATAAATGCACTCATATTTTTTCCATTGATTTTTGTTAAAAATAACATAAATTTTTGACCATATGTGACTGGGCTAAAAAAATAATCATTTATTGTATCATTTAATGTAGTTAAATTACTATCATTTAGTAATTTATAACTCTTGTAATTTAAATCTATTTTTAAGATATTATTAATTCGTGAACTAATAATGTCTTTTATTTTTTTTGATGTGACTAGATATGCACGTTTTTGGGCGAATTTTATAGATTTCATTATAATATATTATAACCGTTTGTCTATATGCTATTTTTTTTATCATTTTTTTTTTATTTATATTAAGTTAATATATGTCAACTAAAAAATGTTATCAAAATAAAGCAATAAATTATAAATATAAATATGGCATTAAATCAGATATAAAATATTGCGTCGAGTGGGAAGAATTACTAAAAGATGTTTATCATGATTTTCCTATAAAAAATAACAAATCAACTGTTGTAAAAGATAAACAATTTAATAAATTATATCAAAATATTGATCGTCATGCATTATTAAATACATTGAAATATTTATTTTATAAAATAGGAGGGACACAATTATTCATTATGATTAAAAATAACAAATTGGAAAAGTTTATACCATTTTATAATATTAACTATGTAAACGACTGGAGTCATAAAATTGATGATAGTAATATTAAAAATATTTATAAAAAACTAGATAAAAACCCCCATTATATAATTAAAGATAAAACAAAATGGAAAGCAACCGGGTGTTTGATAAGAACAAGTACAGATCATAATTTGTCAAATTGGACAGTCAATATTTATAAAGATTTATTCCAAAAATTAGTTGAAAAAAAGACAATACCAGATTGTTATTTTTTTGTAAGCGGTAAAGACTTTCCATTTTTGAATACAGATTTAACAGAACCCAATTATCAAATATATGGGAAAGATGTAAAATTACCCGAAAAATATAGATTTAAAAATTTTGTTCCAATACTTGGGTGTTCGACAACAAAAGGATCCGCAATCATTCCTATCCCAACTTATGACGATTGGATGTTAATAACAAAAAAAATTTACCCACCATCTTGTGTAAATCACTATTTAGATAATGATAAAATACCATGGTCAAAAAAAATAAATAAAGCTGTTTTTAGAGGAAGTGCAACAGGGTGTCATACAACAACTGATAAAAATAAAAGATTGAAATTATATGAATTATCAAAAGGAAGATCAGATATGGATATTGGGATAACAAGAGTAGTTAAAAAAATAAAAATAATGAATAATAAATTACAATATTTAAATAAATCTCAAATTGAAATTACCAAACCAATGAGTATGTCTGATCAAAATAAATATAAATATATTTTTGACGTAGAAGGGAACTCAGTCGCATTTAGATTTGGTTATTTATTAAATACAGGGAGTTTAATTTTAAGAGTCAAGTGTGAATGGTCTCTATGGATTGATGCTTTTTTAGAAAATCAAAAAGAATATATTGAAATTGATGAAAATTATGATAATTTAGACCCGGTAATGGAATGGTGTAAAACACACGACAGTGCTGTTAAAAAAATTGTTAAAAATGCAGAAAAAACTTATAAAAAATATATTAATGAAAAATTTGTTTTTGATTATATTGAAAAAATATTAAATCAGATATCAAGACATATTATAGATTAAACAATAATACGTTTTTTTCTTATATAATCTGGATTTAATACTTTTTCAATGCAATTAAAAATTGTTAGCAATTATATTAATGCCACTAATAATCAACATTAATCCAAAAAATACAACAAGGTTAAATCCAGGTGATGACTCAAAAAATAAACTTGAAAATAAATAAACTAAAATAATATTCAATGATAAAATTATCCCAGTTAAAGACACGTCGGGTGCTAAACTTATAGAATGTATGAATGTCAGATTGAATAAATATGCAGCAATTGCCAATCCAACCAATAAAATCAATATACCAATATCAAACTTGTTGGGATATCTGCATTTTTTTTCAAATAAAAAATGACAAACACCAATAATACCACCTAATATTGCAGAATAAATAACCAATTCATTTGTGTTAATAATTTTTTTATCCAAAATGTATTTTTTACTCAAATCGATTATACATATCAAGAACATGCCAAACAATGCAAATACAAACCACTCTCCTTTGAAAATCATATATATATATATATATCAAAAATAATTCAAGATTTTGCATGATTTCCTTAACTTTTTTTACATTTGCAATATTATAAATTTAAATTCATCACCCATCATTATCCATTATTAAAATATTTATAAAAAAATCGGAGTTTTAAATGACCAAATGTGTAAATACCATAAAGATATTAATATATTACTACAGTAATGATTGTGTTCACTCCTATTTATATTCTAACGTTTTTATCCGATTACACTGAAATTGATACATCTTTGTCAAAATTTATTGAAAAGTATGAAGAAATTATCAAAATTGATAAAAAAAAAACCATCGTTTGACTAATTTTCCTGATGGCATATTTATATTAATGGATATTAAATTATTTAAATCGTATGTATTTGGAAATAAACATTAATTATGGATTATAATATACAAATTTAAAGTTAACGCTAAACAAAGCCATATTATATAAGGTATGAGAATATACGCTGCAAATCTATTAATTTCAAAGTATTTTTTGAAAGTTAATAATACAAATCCAAGTATTAGAATAATATCCATTAATGCTAGAATCGGCATATTCAATTTAAAGAATAATGTGGTCCATATTATATTAAAAAAAAGTTGAATATTGAAGTATGTTATAGCAGAACAGTAAGGATGACATTTTTTATTTGTCCAAACTAAATATGTAGAAATTGCCATCAATGTATATAAAATTGGCCAAACAACACCAAAAACATACCCAGGGGGTGAAAATGGTGCTTTGTTAAGATTTTTATACCAATCATTCATTTTATATATGTATATAATGAATTCTCATATAATTATTTGGGCCAATAAATAATTTATATATATATTATATATGAATAATATTCAAAAAAGATTTTTAGCCTTTATGCTGTTATGCATACCTGTAAGAATTATGTTCGTTTTTATTGCTAAAATGGTGAATAAAAAACATTTGCCATTATTGGGTTATTTATCTATTTTACCAGCATTAGGATTTGCGTATATTTTTATCTTTGGAAAGCGTAAAAAAGGAGGAGAAACTTTTGGACAAAAAATTTGGTGGAATAATTTACGTCCTGTACATTCATTTCTTTATTTAATTTTCGCATATTTAGCTATTACCAAGAACAATAATGCGTACTTCCCATTACTTGTTGACGTGATTATTGGATTTGTGGCATTCGTAATTTATCACTATGGCGTAAATTCATTTGATAAATTATTATAAACCCGAATATTAATACGGTATTGATTGAACATGAGGTAAATCCATGTATTTTAATTCAGCGTCAGTTGACTCTATACCCAATGCTTTATTTCTTTTGGCTCTCCTTTGAAAATCATATATATATCAAAAATAATTCAAGATTTTGCATGATTTCCTTAACTTTTTTTTACATTTACAATATTATAAATTTAAATTCATCACCCATCATTATCCATTATTAAAATATTTATAAAAAAATCGGAGTTTTAAATG